CAAACAAAATTGCCACTTTAAGGGGGTATGCATAGCCAGGTCTAGTTGCATTGCTTCAAACGACTTTAGATAGCCGAAAAACGCTTATTTTTGGCCTAAATACGCTGTTTTTAGCCGATTGGCTAACATCACACTCGCCTTCATCAGCATGCGTATAAACGCAGATTTGGAAGTTATACGAGTAGGCTTTCCCACTGTGGCATTACGACTGCTGGCAGATACTCTTTTTCAAACATTTCACGCCGCAAAGCTAGGTCGGCCGGCATTTCGCGATCAGCCCTAAGGATAGCATCGACCCAAACAGAAGGATGAGTGCTTTCGACAACTTCGCTCGTCCAGCCATCAAGTGCTAGCCCTGCTGGAGCAGCAACTGTCGGCCTGTTTGCGAGAATAGCTTCAGCTAACGAATAGCCGAACGCCTCTTGGTCAGCCGTCGACAAAAAGACTGAGGATCGGCTTAAATAATGCCCTGGATGTCCAATTTGTCCGATATTGATTAGCTTTGGTGTCGAAATGATTCTATTATCGCCAGTAAAGAGCATTTTCCAGCCATTTGGTAGCAGTTCTGCTATCTCTTGTGCAAGGCTTGGTCGCTTCTCCGCGCTCGGTCTGTGGTTCCATAGCACGATCTTGTAATCGCTAAGCAGCCTTAATTGCTCTGGCATATCGCCTTGGGGGTCAGATCGAGTCGGATCCACAGGATTGCGAATAAACCGCACACCAAAACGATTAGCCACATCGCGGTTGACCGCAACTCCGCTTCTGCAAAACTCGAGCTGTCGCTTAAAAACATCATTGCCCCAAGAGGATGCAAGGCTACCGTGGTGAACGGCAACAAGATTTGCACTTGGGTATAGCTTGTACGACTCAGCTAAATCGTCGGTGCAGCCCCAAGCAAAGATATTCTTCGACGTTTTGCAAAGATCATCGAGCGCTTCACTTCCTTGATGTATCGGTACAGCTGGTTTGCCATGTGGAGCACCTGAAGTTGCGATGCCAGTAATACTAGCAACATGACCTGCAATGGCATTGGCCCAAGTTTCTACGCCACCGATCTTATTGAACACCGATAGCGCTAAACCAACACGACCTTGCCTGTAAAGGCTAATGTCATCACATCCATTGCAGTAGATAACACCAAAGTCTCCAGGCTTCATTTTGCGGATAGCACACTTGCCGTGAATGTTGCAGGCGTAGACTTTTGGCTTGCCAGCACATCCGCAGTCAAGGTCACCAAGCACTTCGCCTCGGTGGATGCACTGATAGGCTTCATCTTGCTGCTTGTAAACAGGATTCTCGCCAACTGCTCCGCAGGAGCAAAAAACACGCTTAGAAGGTTTACTAACCTGATAGCTTCGCTTGCATTTATCGCAAACAAAAATTGCACTCATGGGCCTTCTTCTTCGGTGCAAGCTTCTATAACAAGGTCGCCAATAGTTACTGTAGCGTCTTTGAGTTGGCAACCATATTCCCAACTGTCGCAATCATTGATTAGGCCAGATCCTCCGTAGACAAAATCCTGTCTAACAGATCCAAAAAGTATTGCTTCACCTCCTGTTAAGTTACATGTTGGATAATACTGGTCTTCTGCGCAATCTGCGTCAACCTTTTCGCTATTGTTGAATGAATAACCAAAAAGCTTGACCTCCTCATACATTGCGCCGCCAAATTGACTAACAGTATTTTTAAGCCAAACAAAAACAAAATGACCAGGATATGCAGTAAATGGCGTGCATATTTTCAAAGTAATTTCGCCAGAACAGGGCGCGGCAAATGGAAAATAATCTCCAACACCATAAGTTATTAACTCAGGAGTACTGTAAACCCTGACGCTGATTGATTTGTCGATTTGTAAACCACCTGTTGCTAAATTTTGAGTGGTTCCGCACGTATCCCACCCAAGGAAGCTTTCTGCAAGCAACCAGCTACTTGAACATCCTTTCGAAAAATCGTGAATAAAGGTGGAATTAAACACATAGCACTTGCAACCATCAAAACCGTAGCAAGCATCTCTTATTTGAAATTCTGGAGGACATTCGGTTGCATCGCCAACTCCCTCGACAGTTATTTCTAAACTTGTAAAGTTGCGGCATTGCAAGCATGTTGTATCCCAGCATTTGTAGCAATTAAAGCAAGATGGTGTTATGCAAGGATCTGGTATGCAAGATGGGGTGCAGCAGCAGTCATCGCTAGTAGCAATCAGGCCATCTTTAACAAGAATGTTTCCATCTAGAAGTTTGATTGCCATATTTTACTCTGGGCAGTCCGTCCCTGTAGTCCAAGTCGTCCAGGCACAAGCTCGACGATACTGCAGATTTTGTCCATCAAGTCGCAAGTCGCTTATTGGTGGAGGTATTACGACAAGCTTTCCAGAAATCGCTTCGCGATAAGCACTAACAATAACACTTCCAGGTATATCACTGCAGTCGATGTTGTATCCAGTTTCTGTTAGCGAAGCAGTTACCACACCGTTAGTGCCATCTATTTTTTGAAAAGTAATTGTGGCAGTGCCAGGAGTAGTTCCAGAAAGCGCTGCAATGCCACCTGCTGGTGTCTTCACAATGTAATTGGCACTAGGTGAGATTGGCACAATCACCCATTTGCCAGAAATGTATTCCTTGATAGCAAAGTTATTCTGGTTGGCACGAATCGTATTTGAAACAACGTTGTAGCCAGTTTCTGTTACGCCAGTGCTAATCACACCACTGCTATCATCGATTTCGTAAAGAGTTATTTCTGTCGTTGTAGGCACTGCATCAGTACCGCCAGCAACATCAGTACCTGCTTTAGCAATTGCCACATGACGCTGATTTGGCGGCAAGTTAGGCGACCCAACCGAGTCGCCACCTCCACGCACTAGATCGCGAAGTTGCTTAGCAACATCTTTGTAAAAACCGTATACTTGCTCAGCCATGGTTAGCCTTAGGTTTCAAGAGCTTCAACTTGCAGCCGGGTTGTACCTGTAGTTGTTTGTACTCGCAAAGTGATACTTGGAACAAGAGGTACAACCATTGCTTCACCCGCTTTAAGCTGAGCAAAACTGACAAGTGCTGTGCCGGCTCCTATGTTGACAGGGTTTGTTCCGACATTGCGAAATAGCGTCCAGCGTGGCGCAGATATGCTTCCAAAGCTGACTGTAGCTTCTGTCGTGCTCACAGATATCGTACCAGGATTACCTGCGCCAGCCGTTGTTTGGTCGGCCCGAATGCTGTATTGCTTGTTGAAGCTTAAGTTGCCGTTGGTGCATGACAGGCCAATGGTTGCACTTATTTCGTTTGCCATAATTAGATCCTTAAAAAATCAAAGTCAATTGCGGGATAAATCGTATGCAGCAAAAAGATAGGAGGGCCGTTTTCGTTGTTATCGCGATTATACAACTGAGTTCCGTTTGCGTTCAAAAAATCTTCCGTGTAGTTTTTCTTCTTATCTAGAAGCGGATTCAAATTTTTGTCGTGCGAATCAATTTGCATTAGCACTGGTTGCCATCCAGTTTGTGAATTGGGTGATGCAGCAACGACAGCGCCTGTCGAGTCTCGGAAGTAAACCTGATTCCATGTTCGACTCCGGTACTTTAGGCAATACGATACCTTCCAAACCTTCTTACCATTGCGGATACCGCTATCGCATCCATCGACTAGTAGCATCCATGTTCCAATTGGCTTGTCCTTGTACTCGGTAGAATTGACAGTTTCATGCCGAGCCATTAATTGATCAATCGTCAAAGATATGTTTTCGTACTGCGTAAACTTCCACGTTGGAATAAGTCGCTTGCGAATTAGTGGCTGGGCGTACCGCCTCTCGGCTGTGTTAACAATCGCATAACCGTAGACATCACTTAAAAGAGCCTCTTCTTCTTGCTCAAAAGATAGCGTGACCTGCGGTGTCCAGCTTTCTGGATCGTCGCTGTCGTTCTCGCCGCCGCCCGACCCACCGCTACCACCACCTCCACCACCACCGCCTGTGGGAGGAATCCAAACAGAAATTTCTGTGTTTACGATTTCACAAGTAACATTCCAGTACCGAGCATTACTTTCCCACTGATCGCATTTCTTGCTTTTGCAAGCGCACTGGTATGGAACACCCGGTAGGCTGATAGGCTCGTTCGTTACCGGCAGTCCAGGAGTTAATAGAATTTGCGCTTCACTAGCACCTCCTTGGTCATCGTAGACGATATAAACCAGCGTTGTTGAATAATCAATCTTGCCATCGTTACTAACGATCTCGGCGGATCGCTGTCGACGCTGTCCAATAATTGTTGGCATCAGTTCATCGCCTTTATGGGATTCTTGTTGACTAAATCATTAAGCAGCCCATTTGCTTTTTGTTGCTCGGCTACTTGGCGTTTTTGCTCTGCCAGCTGGAGTTTTGCTGTATTGTCGCGACCAAACATGGCTTGATAGGCTTCAACCGTCCCAGCTTGCAATGTTCTCGGCAAATCGTAGGACTGTTGCTTCGTTGCTTCGGTGTTTTCTTGCATGACTCGAGCAAGTTCAGCACTGCCATGCTGCATGGTAAGCATGCCACCATTGATCATGTCAGCGATGCGCTGAGCCTGTTCCATGATTGCAACTTGCGGATTGTTTTTTAAGAAATCTTGCTGAGAACGATCCAAGATTTCTCTTGCCGCTTTGGCGAGAGGAGTCTTTTCCAGAATTTTTGAAAAATTCTCCTGTTCTGACTGCGACTCTTTCATGTACTTATCAAGTATCTGCTGAAAGCTTCCTCTTTTGCCCTCTGGCTGGGAAATTTGTTCTGCTTGAGCTTTTAGATTTGCTATTCTTTCTGACTCTAATCTGAACGCCTCCATTTTTTTAGCGTTATCTCTTTCCTCAAGCTGTGACTTGGTCATTAAAATCGCATTGAATTCTTCTTGAGCATCTTTTGCTGCAGTTAATCCAAATATTTCATCTTCAATGAGAAGTCGTGCCTTTTCTCTCGCTTTAGCTTCTTTTTCAATTGCTTCAAGTCTTCGTTTTTCAAAGCTTGCAAATAGATTGTCTTGCTTTTGAATCGCCGGCCCAAAATCCTGCTTTGTCAAGTAGGCGTAATACCCTATCATCGTATTTTCGAGATCTATCCACATGCTTTCCTGATTTTGAACAAAATTTTGCTGATCAAATGCAGCACTAAAAACCATTTTGCTTGATTTACCAAGAATATTTAATTGATTGGCTGTATGCGTAAACAAGTCTGTAAACACTCGCATAACGCCTTTGGTTGGTAGTTCTAAAAAACCACCAATAGCTTCACCAACTTGCCGTAGCGAATCAATCATCGCATTGTATTTTGCAGAGAGTTCCTCAGCCTGTTTTGCCATTTGTCCATGAAATTGACCACCTTCCTGCGTTGCTGAGGTAAACGAGTCTTTCATGTCTTGAGAAGTTAATAACCCATTTTCCATCATCTTTCTAAGTTCAAGCATACTGACATTAGTTCGTTTTGCCATTTCATTTAGCGGATTGAAACCACTATTTACGAATTGCAAAACTTCTTGACCCATCAATTTGCCTGCACTTGATGTTTGGGCAAAAGCTCTTGTCAAACCAGCAAGTCTCTCCGAGCTGCCACCAGACACTGCCGCAAGCTTTTCCATGGTTGGCATTACTTCTGCATTAGCAAGACCATACTGCTTTAGCGTTACAGCTCCAGCCATTAGGTCGCGCGTTTCTAAAGGCGATTTTGCTGCGAGTTGCCGAAGCTGCAAAAAGGTTGCTTGTGCATCGGTAGTATTACCAAATTGAGATTCCAGCAGAACTAAATTATCGCGCAGATCTTTGTATGCTTTAATTGAAGCAACAATACCACCAACAACTGCCATGCCAGCGATAGCACCTGGATGCATGCCAACTAGCATTCCTCCAGGCATACCTCCCATGCTTGCTCCTTGAGCAAATTGTCTTGCGCCTGCCATAACTCCTTGGCTTCTAGACATAACGCTTGGCATTTGCCGATATAAGTTCATGCGGCGGGCAACAAGAGCATTTTGTCGTTCTTCGTCTTGAATGAGTTTCTTCAAAACAAGATCTTCTTTAACCTCCTCCATTACAATTTGTTTTTTTAAAAACAAAAGAGTTCCGTAATGTTTTCGCTCGGACTCAAGATTGTAAATCTTCCTTTCTACAAGTTGCAGCGATTTTTGATTTTGCGACACTTCTTCAACATAATCGTCTCGTTCCCTTTTTCTTGCTGCTCGCTTGAGCTTTTCTATTTCCATCGCCATTCTTGCCTCTTCCCTAGCAAGCGCAGCTGCCTCTTCACGTTGCTTCTTTTTAAAATCTAAAACCTGCTTTTCAATTTGAATTCTTTTGCTTTCTTGCTGGCTTACTCTTAACGCTTCTTCTCCAGCTAACCTAGCGTTTATTTCTGCAAGCTCTTTTTCAGTCTTTAATAAGTCATCATAGCTTTGTCTAAGGTTTCTGGCTTCTTGAGCAAGCTGAGGAGTAAACGCTTCAAGGGCCGAAAGCGCATCACGATATCTACCAGCTTTTTTCTCGGCTTCCAAAAATGAATTGGCAACCGCCCTTATGCGATCCTCCACATCTTTGGGCGATAGTCTTGATGAAGCTTGATTGATGACCTCAATCTTACGAATGAATCGCTCTAAAGGCGTTCTCTGGTTGTTGACCTCTCTAGTGAGCTGAGCCAATTCCGATCTGCTTGCTTTAATGCCAGAGGTATCTGCCTGAAAGCTCAACTGAATGTTGTTGTAGGTGATTACCTTGGTCATCTAAGGCCAAACCTCGCTTCAAGCGTTTTAGATATTTCTTCTGCAGACTGCACAGCTTTTTGCTGCTCTTGCTCTTGCAGTCGCTCAGGAATAAACCTGTTTACCGTCAACGCTTCCATTTTGGCCCCTTTGGAAGCAGCGTACAAACTTTGAAAGTTTGAGATCATTGAACACAGTACGCCATGCTGTATCCACCTTTCATCGTGACTTGATAAAGGAAAAATGGCATCGTAGCGTTCCCAAAAATCCAATACATGAGAATCTACAGATGCCATCCATCCTATTACATCAGGCTCACCAATCCGCAAACAGACTTCGGCCGCTACTCGGGTTCGTCTGCAGAATCGGACTTTTTTTCGAGAGACTCTTCTTTGCGAGTAAAACCAATGTGCTCGCGCGCGGCATCACCAAGAATTTCCATATCCAGCGAATCAATGTCCGCTAGCAGGTCATCCTCATGATCAAAAAACATGCGGTTGCCATCGGCATCAACAAGCATCTTTACCAAAAGCATGCGAGTTGCTTTCGTCAAAGCCTTCTTGTTGACATCGCCTTTTTTGTCCAGCAAACTCATGTTGTATTCGGATCGCTCAAGTTCCGTTAGTGACTGAAGTCTTGCGACATCACCGGAACTAAGCGTAACCTCTCGATACCTACGCGCTCGCTTCGCTAGAAGCTGATCTCTTGAAATAGCCATTATTCGTCGTCCTCTGTTTCTGATTCAACTTGCCCAAGATGCTCAGCAACTTCGTAATCGGATGGTGGCTCAACAACAGGACTGATCCAGCCCAGTTGCTTAAACACTTCCGTCTTAATTTCTTTTGCTGTCGACTCTGGAAGCACCAAAGTGAAATTCAGTGGCGATCCAGCGTCTTTACCAATATACCCAACCTGTAGACCATTAGCCATGATGACCCACTGGTTGTGCTCAACTTCAATTGGCCCCAGCGGGGAGTTCATCACTCCCTTGTGAGGCCTTAGTTCTACCTTAACCATAAACTAGCCCTTCATTAGGCGGATTTACTAAACGTTGGCCCAGTTCCGCCGTCGAACTTAAAGACAAACGTAGCTTCTTGCAAAGTGCCAAGCTGAAGCGTTGGAAAATCGAACGACTTGAAGTAGCCAGTACCTGCAAGGTTGGCTGCAGTCGTTTCGTTGCTGGTCGTTGTCGTAGAAGCAACTTTGCGCAGCGGGAAGGTAATGGTGCAGGTTTCGGTAACCGTTGCTGCGACTGTTGGCAATGTCAAGCTAGTTGGGAATAAGCAGGTGATGCTAACTTCCCCTGGCTCAACCAAGTCGCTTGGAACATACGACTTGTAGGTCGTATTGTCCAAGGTTGACTTTTCCAAGTCGTCAACCATCCAAGTTGGCAATTTCATGCTGCGGATTTTGGCAGCAAAGGTGGTGCTGGAAAAGCTCACCGTTGCGCCTGCACCTGTATCTGCATGAGTTTCAGTAACTGGCATACTCAATCTCCTTGATCAAACTAGGCATCGTAAAAAGAAATCAAAAACTCGACCACCGAAACATAACGCTTTTCGTCGCTAGCATCCGTTGGTTGTTCCACAAAAGTGCGCTGCCCAGCTCCTACGGTTGCGTCAAAAAAATTGATGCCTCCGTAAACACCTCGAAGTGAACCAATTATATTGTTTTTAAGCAAATCTGCCAAACTGTTCGCCTGAGCCCGAGTGCTACTAAAGCATTCCATTTCAAGACGACAGGTAGCAAATCCCGCTAAGCCCCAGCCACCAGCAGTTACATGCTCATGGTTGGTAGATATTTTGTTGTAAACAATAGCCGGAAGCTGCGCTCCCTGTGGCAAATCATCAGGATAAATTCGTGTTGATGTTAGCGAGGTAATCGCTGTTCCGGTATTGTTTAGCAAAAAGCTTCGTACTGCGGATGCAACGTCAGCCACTTACGTTACCCTCCATATGCATTTTGACCGAGCGATCGATGCCTTCTGCCATGATCTTTTTGACCATAGCATCTGTAGCATCTTGCACTTCTTGCGATAGCCGGCGTTTAGCTTTCAGTCTAGCCCGATAACGTTTAGGATCGTTTTTATCGACAGCCCAAAATGACATCTGGCGTGAGGTAGTGCCGTAGTAGTCAAAGTAGGACTTTGCTCCATGTGGATATTCCGGCCCAATAAATGCCGTGACAGCAAACTTGCCATATTTGCGAATCACATAGTTAATGATTGATCGCGTCCTTGGAAAACTGGCAAACTTACGAGTTTGTGCATGTAGCCTAGACCATTTAGCACGATCTTCTGGTTCTGATTGCGGCATCTTAGACCGAAATACGTTGGCAACTAGTCTTGCAGCATGATCAATGTGAACATCAGACACATCGCGACTAACCCTAACTGGCAAATCATCGAGTTGCTCAACTAGTTTTGTTAGATCGCTTATATCAATCGCAGCCTCAAAACGCTTCTGCGTTCCCTTTTTGTAATCGGGCTGGTTGATGCGTGTAAATGGCTTTCTAGATCCCATCGTTATTCACCGTTCGGCAATAGAGATCTAAGTATCGCTTGCTGCCAACGACTGGGCTGACAAAAGCAATGTTGTAAATCACACCATCAAAACGAACTCGCATCTGTGGCGAAATATCCTGCTGGTAACGCATCGTAAACACTGCTGATATCCCGGCTTCCACTTGACCACCACGAAAGTTTTCGCCGCCTCGGACGCTGTGGTAAGCAGCAGGAACGCTTTGCAAAAAGATCTGCCAAGACGCAATAGGCTGACCTGTTTCGCTATCGAGCGTAATG